CTGGGATGATGTGATCGACTGTGTCTGCATCCATGCCGCACCAATAACACTCACGCCCATCTCGATTAAGTATCCTCAAGCGGATCTTCTTCCACTGTGCGCTGTTGCTCTTTCGCTGTGAGTGCAGGCTCATCAGAACCACCCCTTACGCTCATGGAATGCCCAAGCCTTGCATGGTGATTGGTAACGATTTGTGATGTATATCAGCGTCTGATCTATCTGCCTGTAAGGATCAAGAGTCCGGTACCACTTGGATCTCATCTGGCCTAAACCGTAATGACTTCCATTGACAGCTCTTGGATTCCATTGAGACTCTTTTGTGATGATCTTGACAAAGCAATGATATTGCTTCCAATCAAGAATCCTTGAGTGTGCGTATAGCTTCAAATAGTCAGCCTGTGTTGCAGCTTGTACGGGTTGCATCTGTATTGCTACAGAGCCTACCCCTAGGCATAGCCCTGCCAATAGCGTCATTCCTCGCTGCGAGCTACGCCCGCACACGGGCTCTCGCGAGAGCATGAAGCGTACCGATCTAGTCAAATACATTGCAAGATTGTGGATAAGTCGAGCGTGCTTTCTGCGTGTCGTCCACAGGTTATCCACAGGCATCACTTATCACTGCCCCAGCCCTTACCCTTGAAATGAGCCGGAATAGCCGTCCAAATGCGCGACATTGGCACCATGCAATTCTCACAATATGGATCGCGTGGTAATTCATCGCCTATTTTGCGTTGCAAGACAGTGACATTCAGACAGACCTGACACATGAACTCATATTGCGCCATGTTGATCCCTTCGATCCATGACGCCCATGACGCCACATCCTAGACATTGGACCAAGACCATGTTTTCGCCTAGCTGTACATCATCCATAAACACAGCGTGATCGTGTAGCTTCTTTTCGACCCTACATTGAAAGCGCAGCTTCTCCATGTGAACTTCTCCTTAAATTCTCGATGGGATGAAGATTGTATTGCTCCACCCAAAATGTTGGCTGATCTTGCCGTCTCCATGGCTTGCTTTTGGCAATCGATACCGGCAACCATCCTCGAATTTCATAATTAGGTGATTTGCCTGTCACCAATATGGCGATGTCAGTGTTTCTGTCGTTGTCGTAAATGATCATCGCGCCATTGGCGTACTTTGTCCATTTGACTTCAAATTTAGATCCGACATCAGCTTCATCTTTGAATGTGTTGATCGTAGGCTCAAAATCCTTGTATCCAAGATATCTTGCGACGACAATCTCTGCACATATCGATTCGGCCATTTGGCAGACATAATCAAAGAATGACAAATCCCGTGTGTAATTACATTTGGCATCTGGCTTGCCATTGATTGCTTTGATGCGCTCTGTTGCACAGTACAAAGCTTTGAGCATGTCCTGATAGGACACTTTCATCTTCATTTGCAATGCTGACAAAGCCAAATAAGAGTCAATCCATCGCTGGCAGTGTATTGACCAAGTGACAGATTTTGCCATGTCTCACAGCTGTCACACATCTCGATCGTCGGTGGATTCCATTCAGTCGTGATCGTGCCATCGATGTCCATCTTTGTCGTCTTACCGGATGGATGTATAAATTCAATTGATCCCATTACCATTGCACCTTCCACTTGCCTTCGGCTGTTAATGTGTACCAAATTGGGTTGCATTGATTGGCCTTTAATTTTTCAGTGCACACATAACCGTGATAGGCTTTACCCGTCTTGGCCGTGCCTTCTTTAAGCAGCATGTGCCCGTGTTTACACAATGGAGCTTCTTCAATCAGCTCACCACCAAGCTGTGAAGCAATCTCAGCGATCGATGTCTCAGCTGTAGCAAATCCTTCTTCGGCAAATGGTTTTGACCAAGGATCATCCTCAATCTTGTTTACAAACGCCGCTGGCATTGTTTCTACTTGCTCCATGTTTTGCAAAGTTGGACGAGTATCGGAGCCAAGCAATAATCCGGCACAGCGACCAATTGCCGATGTGACTGTGTCTTCAACAAACCATCGCTTCATTGACGGATTGTAAGATTCCACGCGTCCAAAAGCGTAATCAATTGCGCTTGGCTTCTCATCTTCGTATTCACGATAGATTCGGCATTCGACAAGGATGTGACCAGATTTGGCATCAAAGTCAATAATGTGCGTCTCAACACGATTGTGAGGATAGGTGGCGTGTAGACGCATGATTCGAGTTGCGACATCTTCGTATTTGTCCAGAAATCCGGCCATTATTTGACCGCCTTAGTCTTGCCCAAGGCCAAGCCGACAGATCGGCCGTGATGGTATCCGACTGATTTGCCGTCCCGATACCCCATTGAATACAAGACGGTTGAGATGGCTAATTGGGCAAGTACCCCAAAGCCAATGATTTGTTCAATTGACATTTATTGCTCCCGATTCAGACAGCTACTGAGCTTCACCGCCTAGCAATAGGGTGACGCTAAAGACTGACATCGTCAAGATTTGGCCATTTCTCGGCGTGTCACACGCTTGAATGGCAATTCTTCGGCTTCATCGATGTGATCGTCTATCGATCGACCAAGATCATTTGTGAGATCGTCCATAGACTTTTCCATTAACCATGAATGAGCCATCCTTCTCGATGTACACAAGCTCCACATGTACATGTGATCCTTCGACATACATGATGGCGAATCCAGATTGCCAATTTGCGTAGCCCTTGACATAACTTGCTTTAGACATATCCATGAGATTTCCGACTTCAACGCCATGCAGAATCCGGCCTTTTCTGCCGCCCATTGCTTCGGTAAATGATGATCTGCCCATTCGATGCGTGTGACCCGAAATCACATTTCGCCCATAGCGGCGTGCAGCTTCCAAAGCCGACAGGCCGCCTTGTGATTTGATCGGCGTCTGATCTCCATGCACAGCAATCCAATTCGGAGCAATGGCGTAGGGCTTGGAATGGTAGGTTATGCCGAGCTCATCTAGTCGCATAAATTTCTCAAAGCGCAATTCAGGCAATGACAAGAATGACGGAATTTTGTGCATGATTTGGCTATACAAGCGATCACTGTGATTTGATCGCACCATGTGGCTCACTTGTAGATCGTGAAGAATCTGAAAAGTCTCATCGCGATCTTTTCCAAGAGTTTGTTCATATTGCTCTGGCGTATTTTCTGCAAATCGGCTGAGTGTGTTGAAATCAATTTCATCGCCGATCGTGACGACTTCATCTGGCTTGAATGATTTGACAAATGCAATAAGTGATGCAATCGCTTTGCGATCGTGAAATGGTACTTGCATGTCGGACACGATCACGATTTTTTTCATTAATCCTCATCGTCGTCATCATACGGTATTGGATCCATGTGATCAGGGATGGATGGCAAAATCCAAGCCGGATAAGAATCCTGATCAGTAATAATTGCTAGGCAGATATCCACGGCAAATCCTGCTCGGCGTAAAGCTCTGTACATTTCGTGCAGGCTAATAGCCCATGCGTCTAACTCCGAATAAGTATCGAGATCGATAACCTTTTTTTTTGCCATGACACTATTTTCCAGCCCCGAGCATGTCCAAAATAGTATCGACACGAGCTTCAAGCCGTGTTATTTGATCTTTCATCGATGATCCGCTATTTGGTCGCAATTCATTCAAGTAGTGTTTAACCAAAAATCGGAGCATGGCAAACAATCCTGCCAAGCCTGTGACTAGAGCTCCGATAACAGCTGCTAAATCTTGAATGGTCATTTGTCTTTATTTATGCCAAAACTTGCATCATTGGGATTGAGCCAGCGCAGAATCACCGGAGCGACAGCTGCAAGACCAGCCATTGAAAGTGTCTTTGGATCAGTGATGCCTGCAAGGTACAAAGCCAAGACAGCGGCCAAGAATGATCGACCCCAGCTGGCAAGCAATGATTTCATTTGATCCATTTTTTCTTCTCCTTTGGCTTTGTTGTTTTCTTTACAGCTTCGACTTCGATTACCGGATAATCCCCTTTGTAAGGGACATATTTTGGAATCCCAAATCCAACGATGTCGCGCTTGAGTGAGCGTTGCTTGACCATGACCATGCCACCATTGCGCTGATCGCCAGTGCCGGATGTGTTGCCTTCGATCAATGTGACTGTGTCATTGCCATGCTCAAATCCGACCACAATTCCGACATGACTTATTCGATCGACGCCGTCGTGTGGGAAATCCATGAAAGCCAAAGCCCCAAGTGTCGGCATAAAAGACCATCGTGAGATTTCTTTAAATTTGTGAGCACCGACAGCTGTGCTGACCACTGAATGATTCTTGACGCCAGCTTGTGCCAGAACC